AAACCGAAGTTTGTACCCAAAATAACCTTCATCTGTTCGATTAGTTGTTCCATAATTTTATTTATTTCCTTTAATCATTTTGAGTAATTCGTTGGTGGAGCCAACAAACACTGCTTTATCTATGTTGACTCCTTTTGCGGATTCAGATTGGGGTGCAAGCTCTCTTTTACGTTTCTGAAGTTCCAACAAATCTTTGTTCATCTCAGCCAGATTTTTCATCATTGTGGCTAAGACTTCATATGCTCTTGGTGACTCTGATTGGTTTGCGACTGACGCCAGTTCAGTCAATGCTTTATTGCCATTGTCAATCAATGAACGCATGTTTGTGCGGGCAAATTCAGCATCAGCATCAATTTGATTGGTGTTGTCATTTACGACAACAGGTAAGGTTTCTAAAGTTTTTTCTTCAATGGGCTCAACATCAAAGATTTCAGATAAGTTTTTGTTTAGTTTTTTCATGATAAAGTATCAGGCCATTCTCTAATTGTTTCAATGAATCCAAAATCAGAAGGCGGTGCGGCAGTTGTTGGATTAGGTTCAACTATCACAGCAGCAGCATTAATTGAAGTGCTGTCTAATGTAGATACATTGTATCTTGCACCAGAGTAATCACCTGTGAGTGTGTATCCTGGTTTAATGTATTCATTGCCTCCAGTAATTACAAGCGTACCAAGTGAAGTATTGCTAAAGTATTCTACCGTACCAAAGAATCCATTTGCACTGTCACGAATCGTTTCACCGGTGGTAAACACATTGTTACCATTTGCATAGTCAACATAGACTTTCTGTATTTGTTTAGATGTGAGGTCAATGTTGATGTTTGTGTTGGCTTGATTAATAAGTTTGCCAGTTTTAACTGGTGGCCAGATGAAACTCTTAGCAGTGAATGTTAAGTCCCAAATAATGATTCTTGTTGTGCCGTCACCCATGCCACCTTCATACTCAACGGTAGATGCGACAGAATTCAATATGATAGGCACCGTATACTTCTGTCCCATTTGAGGAATAAAATCTACCACAACACTGAAATCTGGTGTGAAGAATGGTAAAATTTGTTCAAGTATTTGTGTACCATCTTCCGTATTTCGAACATAAATTGATAAACTAAATTCAAAGTTATATGGTACAGGTAAATATTGTGTTGCGACACCCGTGTTTGTAACAGCGGCAAAATTTTGTAAGGTTGAAATCTGTTTACGATTTGCATCATACTCAAGACTGTCAAGATTGAATGACATTCTTGGTATAACAGAATTAACTGACTTAATTAAATTTGGATCAGAAGTAATCTGTGTCAGATATCTTTCTTTTGGTCCATATGACAATGGAACTTTAAGTTTTTCTTTTGGTGCACCTGCTTGTGTGTAGCGAACAATTTCAAGATCATTGAACATTGTACCAAACACAACCACCATTTTACGAATGGTGCGGTGATAAAATTGAGCATTACCTAACATTACGGTTCTCCAAACGGATTAACTTCCGTAAAGTCAATGATGCCATCACTGGCTGCTTCAATACGAGCATTGTCAATAATGTCTTCGAACGCTGTGTTTTGAACTGGTGCATCAGATGCAAGTGTGACTGTCCACTGTGCGCTGCTTGTGTTGCCGTGTACATTTGCAGTTGAAGTAAAATCACCTTGCATACGGTACACATCAATATATGCATTTGGTTGAAAATCAAAAACCAAGGCTTGCGCTGTAGCAGTTGATAATGAAGAGCCTTGATATACGATTTCATCATTTACAAATTTACCTGAACCAGAGCCTAATGAAATACGAAGTTTGGGGTAGTAATTACGAATGTTATTATCAATCTCTGAAATACCGGTTTCAATAACCTCATTAGAGAAATAAAACTGTTTCATCTTTAAAGCGTACACATACACATTACCACCACGGCCACGACCCAATGTGTAAAACATTGCTTGATCATTTTCTGATTCTACATTGGTAATTTCAAAGAAACTTGTGGTCATTGGTATGTAAATCAAATCACCCTCAAGAGGACGTGTTAAACCATTGACTGCATATCTAAATCTTAATCTAGATACAAGTAATGTTACTTCGTCACGAATCTCTAAACCAAATTTAGATATAAAGTCTTGATCACCATCAAAACCATTTACATTTTCCAAATACATTTCAATTGGATGTGCAATGCGATATTCTTTCAGAACATCTTCACCGAATAAATAATCTACTTGATCACGTGTTGTGCGTGGTAGATAATAAACATCTAAGCCATAAATCTTGAGTGCTTCAATGACAAGATTTTCAACCAATAGTTGTTCGGGGGTGATGACATTGCCACCACCCAACTTTGATGGGAAATTATTGAAATAAAAATTAGTAGTCATTAGCCTGTGAATATCTCTGACGGCAGTGAACCCATCATGTAAATCTGTTCTTCCATTTCTTTAATTTCTTCCGATGCTTCATCGTAAATCTTTTGACCATTCAGTGTAACACCACCGGGCATTTGAATACCTTCAAACTTTTTGAGATTGTTGCCCCATTGTTGTTTGATTTTTGCTGTGGCTAACTGCTTTAGAAAACGGTCATTCCAGACATCTGTTGTGCCTTCAATTGAAATAGCAGCGTTATCATGTGTCAATGTTGGTGGTCCAACCAATGTGATACTCGTCGGCGATTCAATATTACCTACTTGCTTTGATTCACCGCCAATTGTGATGAAGTCAAATGGCACAATCTCTTGATCAAACTTTGTGCCATATCCAGTGATTGTGTTTGATGATGGTGAACCTGTAACTGTACCAGTAAGCACAACTGTTTCTGGTCGGATTGTGCGATAACATTCAACAACAACCCATTCACCAGGTTCTACATCCCTTGTCCAATCAATGTCTAAGAATACTTTGTTTTGATGACGATTGAAACGAAACTGTGGTGTACCAGAGAATAACAAGTTCAGTGTACGCAAATGTTGCATTGTAATTTCATATGACACATACGATACCGATGTGAAGTCATACAAATCATGCAGGCGTAATTGATAACGCAGGTCAAACATATTAATCGATGCGTTTGATTGATCAAATGGAAAAATACCAGTCACAAATTGCACCGCATCTGGACAATAAATCCATTGGCGATCAATATCTGCTTGAGTAATTTGATGCTTCATAAACAATTTCTCTGTGCCATCATAGTGATAGTCACGCCAGAAATTTAGAGCATCGTCAATGCGATCATCTACTTGATCATCATCAACGTTAATTTCAATGACTGGCCAACCAAGTCGGCGCAAGCAGTAGTCTTTAAATTGTTGTCTTGTGTTTATAGTTGCCATAGTTGTTTATTTATTTTATGTCCATTAAATTGCCTGTAATTGAGCCAGCGACAATATTGTTTGTACCAATGATGTTCGGATTCAAATGATTGCCAGAAATCGCCGCTGCCGCTATTGAGTTACCTTGAATAGCACCCGTGGCAATTTTGCCTGCAATGATGGCGGCTTCTGCTATACGACCCGATTCTACTTTTTGTTCTGACATTTTAAACCATTTTTAATTTTTAGATAAACACAATTATTTATTAAGTAATTCGCTCTCTGAATGCCAAAGTCCTATTGGACAAGATTTATAAGCAAGTTTCACTTTTACTGGCATGAAACAATTACACTTACTGCAAAAATTTAACTTCGTGTAAAACTCACATTGATTACAATGTGCAAGCCTTTGCTCTTGAATATTTTCTGAAACAAACATTATCTTATGTAAATCTCAACTCTAGCAGAACGATTGATACCACTAGAGTCTTGACAGCAATTAATAGCATCGCCCGCACTATAACTTCCAAAACCGCTATCCATGCCTATACCACCACTCACATCGTCAGAACCAGAAAAACCCCCACCACCGGCTAACGTTGATGGTCCAGTATAGTTACCTTCTCCATTTTCGTTCCAACCAAAACCCCAACGAACTTTAGCAGTTCCGTTTCCATATGATGGGTTAGGATAGTTTTTAAAATTAAATCCATAAAAGTTGATAGCGTTTTGGGATGAAAAAACACCGCTTTGCCAACTTGAAGAATCCTTTGCCAGCCCTATAAAATTACCGCCGTAATTGCCTGAACTGTTTACTGTACCGGTGTTATATGTCCCTGTAGTATCAAAGAAGTTTACAAGGGTTGATCTACTACCACCATTAAAATTATTTTGTAGCCAACTCCAACAATTATAAGGATTACTGCCTAATCCACCACCGTTAGTTGTTATATCTGGCCACAGTGCCATAACATCCTTAGCAGAAAAATAATTCATAGTATCGAACTTGGCATCACCATCATTGCGATTATACTGAGATGGATTTAATGTGTTAATTGTATTCCAATAATTTGCACTGTAATTAAAAGTTGTGCCTCTTGTCGCTTTCATAGCCAACATCCATCCACCACCAGCACCACTTGATCTCATTAAACAATAAACTAACGTTGGACCGACTGTAGGCAAATCTATCCAATAAGTACCATCTACTTCTGTGCCTGTTAAAGTTTTAATTGCATCCGCACTTGATGCTGCAAGTTCAGCAGAAGAGCCATCTTTTTGTCCTGTTTTTATAAGACGAAGAATAACTACACCAGAGCCACCGTTGCCACCATTTGGTGCTACTGTAGGATAAGATCCTGAACCAGAGTCGCCACCACCGCCACCACCACCACCAGTGGCAGTATTTCCAGAAAATCCATTAGTGCTTTTTGAAAACCCACCATTGCCACCACCATACGGTGTTCCTAGCCATGGTGAACCAGCAGAGTAAACTGCATATCCTCCGCCACCAAAACCACCGGGTGAAGTTGCAGCCGGACCGTGACCACCACCTGCACCACCGCCAGCGTATGCTACGTTAGCACCCGTAATTGAAGAGAAGATTCCTATGCCGCCGTTGCCACCGATTGCAGAACCAAAAGTCACACCAGTATTGCCTGCACCACCACCACCACCTCCCCCTGGATAACTAGGTCCTGTTCCACCAATTGCACCATTACTTCCTTGACCTGGTGTGCCTATGCCAATATTTGCTGCTCCTGAACCATCACGAACCGCTGTACCACCACCAGAGCCACCACTACGACCACTAGTATCAGCATTGTTTCTGTAAGAACTACCGCCTCCACCACCTGTTGACCACAAAGCGGAAAATGGCGCAGCGCCATAAATTCCTGAATTTGAACCATTTGCTCCAAAAACTGCGCCACCATCAGTGGGGGCAAATAAAGAACCTGCGCCACCACCTCCAACAAAAACTGTATATGATTGTCCGGGAGTTACAGAAACAGCTCCTGATAAAACCCCACCTGCACCTCCACCACCACCCCCTTCGGTACCACCACCACCACCGCCACCTATAATCAAATATCCAACTGAAGATATGCCGGCGGGCACGGTCCACGTCCCTGTATTAGAAAATACTGTAGTAACGTTTTGTGTTTCTGAAATTTTGATGACAGCAAAACCTGAACCGCCAGCACCACCCGCAAGATTGTATGCGGGCGCGGTTCTTGATCCACCCCCACCACCAGAACCTGTATTGTTGTTTGCAGAAGCACCTATACCATTATTATTGCCGTTACCCGCACCGTATGGTGTACCTAACCATGGTGATCCATCAGAGTAACGAGCATAACCTGCACCACCTCTACCAAAAGTTCCTCCATTTGCTGGAGAACCATCATTATTAATTCCACCACCACCGCCGCCAGCGTATGCGACATTTGAGCCAGTAAATGTAGAGAAGATGCCTATACCACCGTTACCCGCATTTACAGGATTTGAAGATGGTCCTGGATAGTTTTGCATATTTGAACCAGCGCCACCTGCTCCACCACCACCGCCACCACCAGTGTTAAAACTTGGTGTATGAAAACCACCGCCACCACCAAAACCTTGTCCCGATGCTCCTGCGCCACCCGCTCTTGCACCTCCAGTAATCGTGCCGCAACCACCACCACCAGAACCTCCACTTGAGCCTATACCAATCGTATCACCCCAATGTGGAGCAGGACCGATACCAGAACCACCACGACCACCACCTATTGCAGTTAGTAAAGCAGAATTTGTTGTGTTACCTGCAGAAAAAATTGTTTGTGCGCCATTTGATCCACCAGGAGGACCAACACTTCCTGCGCCACCAGCACCAATTTGAATTGTATATAACTGATTTGGTCCTACAGGATAACCAGTGCCAATGAGATATCCTCCTGCGCCACCACCACCACCTGCATCAGCACCACCGCCACCACCACCAGCAACTAACAAATAATCAATTGATGTAACACCAGACGGTATTACCAATTGACCTGTGTTTGCAAAAACATAGACACCATTAACAGTGGGAGTGGTTTCAACATAGCGGAGAATAACTACACCAGAGCCGCCCGCACCGCCAGAATATGCTTCACCAGGATTGTTTCCTACTTGACCGCCGCCGCCTCCACCACCTCCAGTGTTAGTGTTTGCAACACCACCGTTTCCATCACCTGTACGACCAAAACCACCACCACCTACACCACCAGGCGCATTTGATACTCCAGTGCAAGCGCCACCGCCACCACCTCCAGCATATGCTGTATTAGAACCAGAAATTGTTGAGAATAAGCCTGCGCCACCAGCACCACCTCTTGTGCTTGGTGCGCCATTGCCACCTACACCACCAGCACCGCCACCACCTCCACATGACGTACTGTCAGTGCTTGTGCCAGCACCTGCGTGTGTACCCCCTGCGCTTCCAAATGCGCCACCTGGTCCACCGCTACCAGAGCCACCGCCACCAGCACCACCTGCACCGGAACCCGATGCATTTCCATTACCCCTACCTGGGGTAACATCTCCGGGCACATTATAACTTGAAGCACCCGCACCCCCATCAGACCATATAGCAGGAAATGGTGATGCACTCCAGATACCAGAATTTGAGCCGTTTGAACTATATGCTCCTGGAGAAAAACCTGCGGGTAATGATGCACCCCCCGCACCGACTTGAATAGTATAAGTTTGACCGGGTGTTACAGATAAGTTTGTGCTTGTTCTATAAGCGCCTGCACCACCTCCACCTCCACATGCTGACCAATAAAAAGCGGGACCGCCACCACCGCCACCGCCAGCAACTAGATATTCAATTGATGTTACGTTTGATGGTACTACCCAGTTAGTTGTTTCAGTAAATATTCGACTAACTGTGAATGTAGTTAAACCAGCACTGGCAGAGATACCTCTACCAAGAATTCCAGGAAAAGAAGCAACCGCAAAAGTTGACAACAAAGGCATTACATTCCACCGAATAAAAATGCATCGTCAAAAATATCGGGAGGTGATACAATGTTATTAGAACTAACAGCATTATTTGCAATTAGATTACCTGTAATGGCTCTAGTAGCAACTAAATTGCTAGTGATAGCACCAACTTGTATTATACCTGTTTGAACTCTCTGTATCATTTAACACCTTATGGATTCTGATTCAATGCTCTTTGAAAACTGCTGTTTGATGCTAATACTGTGTAAGTATTTGACGCTGTTTTTATAACATTGAAAGAGTAAAGATCAATTGATTCTTGTTGTGTCGTGGCAAAAGAAGGAGCAGAATTTCCCAAATAAAAAGGAGATTGCAATGTTCCATCAATATAAACATTAGCACGATATCTTGTGGAACCTTGTTTTAATAAAATTGCTGTGGCGATTGACTGACCAATTAATAACTGTGAATCAAGAGTATTTTGAGTATTTGCTCTTAGATTAAAAGTTACATTTGCTGTTGTGTTTGAAGAAAAGAAATAAACAGTATTGTTTTCCAAATCAATGTTCACATTACCACCAACAGCAGTGGAATAAACGTTTGCGGTTTCTAACACCTGCGCCAAAGATATGTGAAGGTTTGAAGCAAGAGTATTACCTGCAATTTGACCTGCAACAATATTGTTTGCACGAATAGCATTGCTTGCAATTTTGTTACCAATAACTGCACCCTCTGCAATACGACCCGATTCTACTTTTTGTTCTGACATTTAATTAACCAAATCCATATGATGTTCTTGATCCTAAAACTGAAAACGAATTGGATCCTATTTTTATTGACGTAAAGGTATAAACATCTAATTGTTGATTCGTAAGTGATGCTGCATAAGTTGGTCTGGTATTACTACTCCATCGTGTGTTACTCGATTGATAAAGACCATCGATTGCAAGGTTGGCCAAAAATTGTGTAGAACCCTGCGTCAGAATGAATGCTGTAGTAATTGACTGACCATTTGCCATAAAACTATTCAAGGTAACATCCGGACTTACACGAATATTAAAGGTAACATTACCAGCAACGTTACTTGTTACATAGTACACCGAATTATCATCAAGAGATACATTCACATTACCGCTTGTTGAACTTGAAATTAAATTAGCATTTTCTAATAAACGATTTACTGGAGCAAGTTTTACGGATGCAATTGTATTGTTGGCAACCAAGTTGCCCGTAATTGTGCCAACGGCTATTTTAGTTCCAGTAACCGAACTATTAGTAATTCTGTTAGTGTTTATTCTTTGCGTCATTTTATTTCATTTTTGTCTATTTAGAGTTAACCACCAAATACAATTGACATTGCAATTGCTTTACCTGTTGTCGCCGCAGACTGAATTGAAGTATTCAGTGATGTCTCAAGTTTTTGAGATGTTATGCTACCGTCTGCAATAACAAATGCGTTTGCTGTTGTGTACATAGTGGCAACACGCACCAATTCACCACTAGCAGGAATTTCATCTAATGTAATTGTTTGTGTAGCCGTATTGACAGTATAATCATTTATAGACTGAACAATACCATCAATCGTTACAATTAATGTTTCACGTGCTTGAGGGTTAAACCCTAAGTTAAATGTTGCAGTTGTTCCGTTCGATGTCGTTTCAAACACAGATACGGAAACATTTGAACTTACATACTGAATAAAGTAAGGGTTGATTTTTTCAAAACCAACAATTCGAATGTTTTCATTATTACCTGGCGCTGTACCAAATGTAACTGTATTTGTTGATGGGTTTACAGTGTAAGCCGTTTCTGGTTGTAAAATACCGCCAATCGAAACGAAGATTGCTTTATTAGATTCTGGTCTAAACCCAATATTGTATCCTTGAGTTGAACCGTCACCGATTGCACTATATGTCGAAACAACAGCGCCAGCGGAATTTGCAACATCAAGGAAATATGGATTTACGTTGTTGAAACCAGCAACACGAATCTTTTGTCCCGCTGGTGGCGGTTCGTTAAACGAAATAGAATTATTAGTTCTATTAACCAAATAATCATCTTGTTCTAATTGAACAATACCACCAATCGATACAATCACAGCACTATTTGATGCTGGTGTAAATCCTAAAGCGTAAGTAGAAACAGCACCATTCGATGTTGTAGTGAATGTTGTAACTTCAGCATTAGCACCTGTATTTGCTTTATCAAAAGCGGCATTTGCTTGAATGAACGCTGAATTCGCAGTGTTAAATGCTGGTTGTACTTGTGGTGCTACATTGTTTGCTGAAGCAAAAGCAGCATTAGCGTGATCAAAAGCAGCATTGGCTTGAATCGTCGTAGCATTGGCAACGATAAATGAAGCGTTGGCTTGAATGAACGCTGCATTTGCCGTGTTAAATGCTGGTTGTACTTGTGGTGCTACATTGTTTGCTGAAGCAAAAGCCGCATTAGCGTGATCAAACGCAGCATTAGCTTGTGACGAAGTTGCATTCGCTACAATGAATGATGCATTCGCTTGATTGTATGATGCATTCGCTTGAATGAATCCGCTATTTGCATGGAAGAATGCGGAGTTCGCTTGCACGAAGCCAGAATTCGCATGATCAAAAGAGGCATTGGCCTGAATTGTCGTAGCATTCGCAACGATAAATGCCGCATTGGCACGATTACTTGCCGTTACTGCTTTACCGTCAGCGGTGTTAGCAGCATCAAATCCAGAATTTGCATGATGAAATGCTGACTGTGCATGAAGAATACTGGCATTGGCTTGGATGAATGCCGCATTAGCAGTATCAAACGAAGGCTGAACTTGCGGTGCCACATTGTTAGCCGCAGCAAAGGCAGCATTTGCATATGCGCCAGCAGACAATGCATTAGCGTCAGCATTATTTGCTTTATCGAATGAAGCGTTAGCATGAATGAATGCTGCATTAGCGGCATTAAATGCAGGTTGAACTTGTGGTGCTACATTATTAGCCGAATTAAACGCTGCGTTGGCATGAGCAAAAGCAGCATTAGCATATTGACCAGTTGTGTTCTGTGCATTGAACGCTGACTGTGCATGAACTATCGCACCATTGGCTTGTAAGAACGCAGCATTTGCTGTATCATACGAAGGCTGAATCTGTGGAAATACATTGTTAGCAGCAGCAAAAGCAGCATTAGCGTGTACATAAGCACTGTTGGCATATACACCGGCAGATAACGCATTTGCATCGGCATTATTTGCTTTGTCAAACGATGCATTCGCTTGAATGAATGCGGCGTTGGCAGTGTTGAATGCTGGTTGAACTTGTGGGAATACATTATTAGCAGCAGCAAACGCAGCATTGGCATGATTGAATGATGCATTCGCTTGAATGAACGCCGAATTGCCGGTATTAAACGATGCATTTGCATATGTGCCAGCCGATGCGGCATTTGCAGTTGCTCCATTTGCTACAACAAATGCGGCATTTGCATACTGACCAGTAGCATTCTGAGATTCGTAAGCCGAGTTAGCGTGAACAAATGCCGAGTTTGCATATTGACCTGTTGCATTCTGTGACTGATATGCTGCGTTGGCGTGAACGAATGCTGAGTTAGCATGAACAAAACCAGAATTGGCATGAATGAATGCTGAGTTTGTTAAATCAAAAATGATATTTGTTCTAGGTAAAATATCAATCTTTTTGATTGTGATAAATGTTGAGCGTAAATTAGCATTCAGCGTGTCAATTTCAAACGATGGATCATTAAGATCCACATTGTTTTGACCACCAATTTCTGGTGTATATCCTTTAAACAAATACCATTCTTTATCTGCAAAATCACGAATAAGACCAGAATGTGCATTTGTGCCATCATTATAATGACCAGCAAAACCTAAATCTTTTAGATCGGAAACATAATTACCAGAACCGAGTATAATGAGAGTATCATTTGATACTAATGTGCTTGCATTAATGCTGACAACTTGACCAGTAACAAAAAGGTTACCAACGGAAAGATTATTAGTAACAGTTAGATTACCAGTAATTACACCACCACCATTGGCATCAATCGAATTATTTGCACGAATGAATGCAGCATTTGCGTATTGTCCTGTTGCATTCTGACTTTCATATGCACTGTTAGAATGAATGAACGCAGCATTTGCTTGAATGAATCCAGAGTTTGCTTGTGCATATGCAGCATTTGAATATGCGTATGGCGCAGCCGCTGTTATCTGTATCGTTGAATCTGGAAATACTAAACTTCCTCCAGATGATAGTGTTACTTTATCAGCATTGACTGTTTGGAAATAACCCACACTATTGAGGCTGTTGCTGAGTGTGCTGTTGGCCTTGTCATAGACCACGCTGATAATGCTGTGATATCCTGCTATGCTCACACGGGCCACGGTGTCAGCCGCAGGGGTCACTATCTGATTGTTCATCAGTGTAACTACAGTGCCAACACTGGCAGTGACAGCATTGGCTGTGTTGCTTGAAGCACGAATTATCGAATCAACAATGTTCAAGCTACCTGCAATGACCTGAGGCATCACACAGTCATTGGCTCCCTTGATCAACACACTGGCTCCGGCATTGTTGACCACTAGATTGTTTATTTTGTTGCCAATGATGGTGGTGATACCTGAACCAGATATCAACACATTGCCTGTGACCTGTAGTTCACAATCATCAACTTCCACATAGCCCGAACTGCTTTTGGTAAATTGTTCGTCCACAGTTGAACTGTTGATATAAGCCTGTGCG